TCTAGCGATAGTACGGAATACGTCCAAGATAGATTTTGCGCCAGCCTTAACCTCATTCCACATACTTTTCCCGTTCGTGTCCATCCACTCCTTGAACTCTTTATATTTCGCTTTCAAGAACTTAACATGCTTTCTACCTAGCTTCTGCCATGACTCGCTGTCATTCTCCATGCCCTTGAAAGCAATACCAGAATCATAGGCAAGCTGTACTAATCCAGCACCAAAGCCCGTTATATATTCAACACCATTCTTCATCACGTTGGAGATTAACTTCTCCCATCCCTCTGCCGCTCCTCCTGAGTTTAGGAAATACTCATCTACTACATCACCAAACTGTTTAAGCCTTTTGGATAGCAAGGGCAGGATGTTGTCAGCAACAGATGATTTGAACTTAACCCACCTATCACCCATGTTGGAAAGGATACCTCCGAGAGTCTTTGATCTCTCTTCCATAGCACCCTGATACTTCTCGTTCCAGATAGCTTGAATGGTATTTGTAACCATCTCTCGATTATTACGATCAATAATCTTGAATTGCTCCTTACCCATCTTGTCGGTAAATGAGAGAGCAGTCTTGCCTACTTCCTCAAGACTTGCCCCCATACGGGAAGCGTTAGCTTTAGTAATCTGAACCGCCTTGATGCCAAACTCTTTCATTCGCTCAAACTCGCCTGTCTGAGCATCAGCCATAGCCTCTACTGCTTGCATAATGGGTTTACCCATAGCACTAGCGGCATCACCTAGAGTCTTGAGTGATTTAGTCCCGTCTATACCGTAGGCGGCTAATTTTACAAATGATTCTGTCAGCTCGTTAATCGCAAAAGGAGTGGATGATGCAAACTTTTCTAACCACTCGAATGACTTGTTAGCTTTCTCTTGCGAGCCTAGAACAGTCTTGAGAGTAGCTTTATAGTTCTCAAATTCAATACCCGTATCTATGATGCCTTTCGCAAGCATCCCGAACCCTCCTGCACCAGCAAGAGCGATCAGAGATGTCTTGAAATTGAACAGGACTCCAGAGAGTTTTTTGAATACTCCCCCTATACCTTTGCCTACATTCTTTGCTGATTTAGCGAGCTTCTTGAAGGCTTTCTTGACACCTCGGAGAACCTTTGTCGCCTTGTCTCTAGCACTAATCAGGATTTCGATTTGTTTGTTCGACAATGCCATCAATAGCCTCCATTATCATTACTAACCTGTAAGGTTGTTCAGCCCATGTTCCCTTATTGGGAAACCGCCCTTTCTGCCAATACTGATAGATTCTGAAATAGTCTCCCATCTCGTTTGAATCTATAACAGGGCATCTAGTCGTATGTCCCTTGACTCCATGAGCCATAACCACTACAGATGCCTTATAACCGCAACCTCTTACCTCTTTATCATGGTCAGTACACTTCCTGCAATCGTACTGGAGATGAGTCTGGAGTACAGCCCCTAGGACTTTTTTTCGTCATCATCCCCGAAACCATTGAGGTTCAAGGCTATATTGCCTAACTCTTCCACAATACCTAGCCTTGCCAGCTTATCCATTGTGGTATCTGATAATCTACCCCTTTCAATCTTTAGCTTGAAGGGAAGGTTATCTGCTTTCTTTAGCGAATAACGAAGTGCGTCAGCAGTCAATCCAAAAAGATTTGTCTTAATCTCCTGACCATCTGAGCCAAGGTCAAAAGAGATATGCCTATCCTTGATCTCTGCAAACTTCATAAAGGATATTGTGCCGATCTCAAATACTGTAGGTTCTTCCCCGTCAATAAAGGTTATATCCTTCATATCGTGCGAATCTTTATACGCATCAATATCAGACTGCTCTTTATCGATAGCCGGATCATCTACAGATACAACCTGTAGAGTCTCCGTTCTATCTATCGCCTTGAAAGCCATTAAGCAACTGTACTCTTGGTTAATGCACCATGCCCTTGACCAGAGAATGAGAAACCAATCGCCCCATCACTAGCCGCTTCAATTGATACATCGCCCATGATGATAGTGCCAGAAAAGTTCTCGTCTCCGGTTGTATCACCTTCTGCTCGTACCTCAATGCTGTAGCTTGAGTCGCCAGAGATAACCTCATCCACTAATGCGTTCTGATAAGTGTCGTCAGGATCATACATGCCTGATCCATCTACCGACCAACCCTTGCTAGTGGCTGTGGTATCTATCCACTCATCACCGAAAGCATTATGCTGTTCTGTGTTCTGAGTAATGTTCAAGGTGAAGCTGGTCAGCTCCCCAATTAAATTTCCAGATGAATCTCTGAGAGACCCGTTATACCCTTTTACTGTAGCCATAATTTACTCCTTACGGTGTGCCTCGTTCAAATTGGTAAAAAATACGGGCAACCACTTTGATTGCTCCATGAGGGTAAGCCTCTCCCTCGTCTGTCTCCACTGAAACGATCTGCGTGTCTATTGCATTGCCGTTCCGTGTTCTGTCAGCGTCCAGAGTTGTTTCAATACCTGCGATCAACTCATTCCGCTTTGTATCTATATTGGTTGTTGTCCCTTTAACGTAACCAATAATCACATAATCTATAGTTCCTGCTCTGTTGGCAGTGGTCTCTCCCAGAGTATAATCCTCTCTGGTTTCTGAACCAGAAGACACCCAGGCAGAGGGGAATTGAGCGTCAGATAACTCTTCTACATCATATGGCTCTCTAGTTATCAGCTTCAGTGTTGGACTACTCATAGCATCAAGCTGAGTGATTATGTCTGAGGCTATATCTTCCCTCTTGCTCATAAATCAATCAGCCTTAAAAACTCTGACTCAAACTCCTTAATGGCATCTGTTCTCTCGCCATCATTGAGGTCAAAGAAGGGTCTGGTCTTATCATTCCACATCGCCTTTTTAGACTCTGCTTTGCGTGCGAAATAAATACGTCCATCGCCATTCTTGATTCCAGTGGTCATGCTACCAAGCATACTGCCATGCAGGAATAGATTAGGTTTAGCACCGCCCTTGCCAGCGTACTCTCGTTTCCACTTCCGGTAGCCTTCGGAGTAACGCATAAATGCAGTTCCATTTACTGATACGCCTTTTGCAGTTCTATCTTTAATGGTTTTCATGCCGTAGATGGTCGCTACACTCAACGCCTTGTCAGTAGCTTCTGGGAACTTGCGTATGCTGTTCCCTAAACTCTTGCTGACACTATCTTTAACCTTAACGGTAATCACCGATACAGCCTTCCATGATGCACTGGTTTCTTTTCAGAAACAGATACAGTGGCATCGTCATTAGCGTCATACTCTACGCCATCTTTAAGAATAGAATCCATCTCATCCCGATATGCCGAGCGATAATGCGCCATCATAATCTGGAACTTATCCTCATCGCCACCAGAGTTCCACTTCGTTAGTTGCGGAAGTGCGTACCACCCCAGCACACGAAAAACGCACGCTCTTGTAAACTGGCTTTCTGTTAGAAGGTCGGCATCCATCTCGTCTGCTGAAAACCCTGCTTTAGGATACCAGTTGACTCGTAGCTCTCGCTCTATATCTCCCTCAGCAGTTGCATGGTAGGAAGTAAAGGCAGAGATGCCGTATCCTAGAATATCAGGCTGATAGGTTGTCAGATCACTATCTGATGACATTGCCATAGCAAGTCCTCCAATACACCCAACCCCCGAAGGGGTCAGGATTTATGGATTAAAGTCCAGCGTCAAAGTACATCTCAACACCAGCACCATCCTGCAACTCGCCTACACCGTAAGCGGCAGTAGCGTTCAGCTCCCAGCCACGAAGTGAAGCGTTACGCTCTGGCTCTACCTTAATATCCCACTTGACTGCAAGACCTACAGCCTCGGGTACGAAGATTGCGCCTTTAGAATCTCCGCTTCCGTCAATTTCCACGTTAGCAGACTCGAAGACATTAACGCCAGCAATCTGACCAACATAACCAGATCGCATAGCCTCATTCTGGAGGTCGCCAGCATTAGGATTAACGAAGGTATTGGTCAGGTTAGCTTTCAGCGCATACGCCTGATAAGGGTGGATAACCATGTTAGGTGTTCCACCGAACTTATTAGCTCGCAAAGTAGCGGCCGCCTGTGCAACGTGAGCGACAGTTAGCTCGGTTGTAGTAGATCCGAGTGAGGTAGAGAAGCCATCGAATAGACCGATAAGATCCTCATCCATCTTCTTAGCTACAGCCTCACCAAGAATACGCCCTAGATCGCCAGCAACATCACGGGCAGTAGACTGAGCCATTAGGTCAGTAAGTGCCGCCTGAACACCAACCTCAGTGACAGTGATTGTCTTGACGCTAGATGTAACCTCAGTTGCAGTCATGTCCGTACCCTCTGTAAGGGCGGCCGCACTAGGCTCAGAATAAACTGGAACTTGTAAAGTGGTTGATGGATCGTTGCTCATGTCATACACGGTTACAAGATTGCGAACCAGTGATTTCTCCTGAGCTGTAAAGATAGCCTCTTTAACGATATTTGCAAAAAGATCGTTTAACGAGGTAGTAGTAGTTTCATTTGCCATTGCAATTTCCTCAAATTAGTTTCACCCAATGTGGGCTTTTCCAACCGTGCCTCTGCCAATATCCTGACGGTACTCACGGTATTCGTCCATAGTCATATCAGCCACCGATTTTTGCTTCGGAGTCGAGCCACCTGCATTTCCGGTTGATCCAGTTCCACCCTGACTTGCTTTCACAAAATGAGGGCTTGCAGTGAGAAATTCAGAGACTAATTCACTAGGTTTCATTAGTTCTCCAGAATCAGTGTAGCGAGGGTTGCCGTTCGTGTCAACTACCTCTGCTTTTCCATCGTCATTTAATTGTACCTGATTGCGTAGCAAGGAAGAAACCTGATCTGGTGCAATCGCACCTAGCTGAGATGCAGATGTCAGTAACGCACCGTCAATCTCATTTGTAGATAGCTTCGCTCTGAGGTCTGCTATCTCGGTGTCCTTCTTTTCAACAGCGGTCTTTAGAATCTGGTCAAACTCCCCTCGCTGTTTTTGAGACTCAAGCTCGGCTTGTTCCTTTTCCTGCTGAAACTGCTGGTAGGCATCCAAATCCACATCCTTATATTTAGCCTCATACTTCTTGCGCTCTGCTCTTTTGAGTCCAGCCTGAGCATCATCAAACTCTTTTTGAGTGTACGTCTTGTTTACCGCTTCCTGAGTCGGAGTCTCAGTAGTCTCTTCCTGATTTGCGTCAGTCATTACTTCATTCTCCATTTTCAATCTTCTCGAATCTTATACCATTATCGCCTTCAAATGGTTCTGTGTGGTTATGCTTGCCTGTGATAAATATATCTTCGGGTATTCCGTTCGGGAACGCATCACAAGTACCTTTGCCCCGTAAATGTACACAAAAAGCGCATTGTATTTCTATCTGCACTATATACCCTCCCAGAACCTAGACTTTTTCATCTTTTTTACTTTCTTTACAAAAGAAGATACATCAGATGGAAGTCTTGATTTATCACCCGTATGAAAAGCTGACCATGCCTCTGCAAATGCCTCATGGGATGATTTCAATATATCTACTTCGGATGATTGATACCATTTTCTTGATATACCTTCCCACTCACCCCATTCTTTAGTGCGTAAAATATGATTTTGTACTATGTGACCCATTTCGTGATGAACGGTTTGCTCTCCTCTAGTATTAAAAAAATAATCCCTTCCAGATTTTTCCCTATACGCTTTTTGTACAAATCGCTTTCGTTCTGTAATAGCATCCAATGTTTTATATCGGGTGGTATTCACCCCGACAATACTAGATCTTATGAATTTGTTTTGATCTCTATCGTACAATTCCTGCTCAATGGATATGCCATAGTTCTTGTTCGCTCTAGCACCCAATTTTCTGCCAGTAACCTTTTTCCAGTTTGCAAAATTACCCACATGAAGATTCGTGTCCATGCCTTCTGGCAAGTTATCTACAGCACCAACAAAAGCATTTGCTGTATCTACCTTCATTCCTTTTAGGTTTGCAGTAATGCCTCTATTATTTAGATGTTTTTGTGCATCTACTGTAGACTTGAATTTCCTAGATGGCTTTATCTCTTCATCTATCTTCTCTTCCACCCTCTCCTCTACAGGCTCATCAATCCAATCAGGGTCTACTGGCATCCATTGATGCCGACAATTATATCCACCACGTACTGTAAATGGGTCGCCAGATGACTTCCCCGCCCAAGTATTATTGCTCCATTCCTCTCTGATCTCATCCTCACTCATTACTCTACCGATATGGGATATGCACCAAGGGCGTGAATCTCTTACAGATGTGCCAGCATAGTAATAGTGATCTAGTCCAGCCTGTTCAGCCATGTGCTTTGTGAACTGGGAATCAAACTGCATCAGGGAGTCATGCACCATTTGATTAGCATATCTCCTCATATTCTGTCCTGTAGCCGTTGCCCCATGAATAGAGTGCAGTTCTTCCACTGCTCTAGCTACCACATCTGGATCAGTTGAGTTCTTTGCTACATCTACCAGCCTCTGCACTTCAGCAGTATCAGCTTCATGGTAGATACCGTTGATAGTTCCCCTTAATCTATCTATTGCTATTGCAGGGTTCTCCCCTGTTAGGGCAGATTGATATACAGAATCGGATAGGTCTTTAATAGTCGTCAAGGCTATGTCTTGAAACCCCTCAAAGTGCATCTGTTTGAGTTGAGCGATAATCTCTCTATCTAGTTCAGTTAGTTCTGGAGGCAGATCCAGTTTGCCAAACATTGCCAATATCTCTCCAGCGGACTTGTCATAGCCATCTACTGTTTTCCTCGCCCAATCCAGATAGGTCTCTCTGACTGCTTGCTCAATAGCTGGTTTGAACTCAATTGCCGCCCTTGTAGTCCAGAGAGTACCGCCCCTCTCTCCGAGGGTCATAGCATTAAGAACCACCTTTCTCTCAAGAGATATCAATGCACGATCAAGAGCCTTGCCATGATCGGCATCTAGCTTTGCAAGAATAGCCTCCTTCTTCGAGGCTAGTCTCTTTACAAATGCTTCATTGATAGGCATCAGAGTTCAGTATTAAAAGAACCTTCCTGTACGGTGCTATCCACAATAGTATTTTCTGATTCCTTGAACGTGTCCCCGTCTGGAGTAGATGGCAATCCAAGATCAGCTCGTACTTCATTCTTCGTTACAACACCGCCATCAATGTGATAGCCAAATATCTCTTTACTTGATGTTGCAAAATCGCCTTCTTCCAGTTCTTTAGCGATAATACCCATGGCATCGTCATCTTCTACAACTAGACGAACTATCTGCATATCTATCTCTCTTGCGAATGTCTGGCTTGATACGCCACTAGCTTTTGCTTGTTGCAGGAACAGCAGGTCAGCAGAGTGATCTCTCAGATCAAATGTATCTGGATATGTAACCTGACCATCCCATGATTGTCCTTGCCATTTAGCGAATAGTGTCCATATCTGTTCTTCTGCTAATTCAAGTAAATCAGCTTTCTCAGACAATCTAGCATTAAGTAGCTGGAACTCTGCCTGTAGTGCAACACCACTCTTTGACTGGGTTTGAGTAGCACGTACTCCTCCCATGTGAGTAATTCTATCAATTGCCTCTACCTTATCCTCTATTGAAGAACGTACCGCATCAAGATTAGCACCAGAAGGCTGTAGCATGTATGGCTTCAACCCCGGATCTAGGTCATCAGGCATGTGTAATATGCCCCCTGCACCTGCCATAGCATCCACTGAATCGGTCTTTGCAAGGGATGGGTGATTAGATATACGGATGATCTGCTCAATCTCTGATAGCTCGTTATAGATAGCCTTTTGAAGATCAGCAACATCAGCTAGATCAGAGATACCAATACCCCTTTTTGGTGAGCGTTGAGAATAGAGGCATATAGCAGGAATGACACCAATCGGATTA